GATTATGTTCGTGCAAGTTTCGGCGGTTCCAGGGATGCGACATTTACTAACGGCCTCCGGGGGGCTCTGATAGGCTTCGGGCATGGCCACGCGTAAGAAGGCGACCCGCTCCAACGTGGTGAAGATCGGGCAGCGCGGTCCTCCGCCGGCGCCGGGTGCCGTCCGGGAGGCCCGGGGCACGCAGACTCGCGGGCGCCAGCACCTGCTGCCGCTGTACTCGGGCGACCCGATCCCGGTGAAGCCGCCGGCGTGGCTGGGCCGCTACGGGAAACAGATCTGGCGTTACCTGGCGGAGATTCAGCAGGAGCTCCCGCCGGGGTCCGCGTGGATCCGCATCGCCGATCGCGGCGCGATGGAGGTGGCGGCCGTCCGTTACGACGCCTGGCGGGTGTCCGTGGACGCGCTGAAGGAGTCCAAGCGGGTGATGCAGGCCCGCGCCCGGGCGGCCGCGATCGACAAGGGCCTTTCGAAGCGGGAGCAGGCCGCGGCGGCGCGCAAGGTGTCCGGGACAATGATCCAGGACGATGCCGGCCGGCTCATGGAGTCGCCGTTCGTTCTGGCCGAGCTGCGCCAGGCGAAGGCGCTCCGCGGCGCGCTGCAGGACCTCGGCCTCACGCCGGCGATGCGGCAGCGCATCCTGGCGATCGGGGCCACCGCGTCCTACGGCGAGCCGCCGCAGGAGGACGGCCTGCTGGTGTGATCGCTCGCCGTGATAGGATGAGCTTCCGTGGCAGCCGGCGATCAATTCTTTGCGTTCTGCAAGAAGTGGGGCTTTGGGGCCCTGGCGCTGATCGTCTCTCTCTACTGCCTGGTGCAGCTCCAGGCCGCCGAAATCGAAACGCAGAAGCTGGTGACCCGGCTCGACGTCCACCTGGCGGACTTCCAGGATTGGCGCTCGGAGGCTCGCCGTCACGACGAGCTGCTGCTCGAGAAGGTGGAGGACCTGCAGAAGCACGTGGCGCACATCGAGGGCATGCTCGAGCGCGAGCTGGCGGAGGATTAGAAAATGATCAAGAGCGTAACGATCACGCCGATTCGGTGGGACATCCTTTATCTGGCGCTGATCGGCTGTGTGACCTTCCTGGGGCTGGGCTTCACGTTCGACGTGTTCGCATCCTCGGAGGTGTTCGCGGCCTACCAGACGGGCCTGGGCGGCATCATCCTGGCGCTCTACTCGGCGGACCTGAACGGCGACGACGGGAAGTTTCGAATCACCGCGGCGCTGCTCACTTTGCTGTCGCTGGCGAACCTGGCCGGCGCTCACTTCGTCGGCATCGAGGTGTCCGGCGATACGGTCAGCGGTTTCGCAGGCCTTTTGACTCTGGCAATGGCGCGGAAGCTCGCCTTGTCCGGCATTGGGAATTAGCGTAGGAGGTCCCATGCACTGGGAAAGCAAGATCAAGATCTCGGCCGGCCTGTTCGCCGCGTCCGTTCTGGCCCTGGTGGCCGTCGAGTGTTTTGCCGAGGAGCGGTTCGCGCTCGGCGTGGCGTATGTGCAGGACGGGTCCTGCGGGTCCGATGGGCTGACTTACCTGGACGCGGGCTACGATCGCTCCGGCGGTGAGTTCGAGGCGCATGCGGATGTCCGGGTGGGCCCGGCCGGCGGCGACTGCCGGGAGGACGCCACGGCCTACTCGCTGGAGCTCGAGCGGTCCTGGCCGATCCGTGGCCGCGTGCAGGCGATCGCAAAGTTTCTCGCCTCGGAGCACGCGCAGACCTCGCCTTATGCCCAGGTCGGCTCGGACGGGATCCCGCTGTTGCGGGCGGACGGGCAGGCGCTGTTTCCGGTCTATCTGCCGTCCGGGACCGCGCGCTCCGTGGGCGGTGTTTTCGGGTTGAGTCTGGCCACCGCGGCCGGCGAGTTTGACGCCGGCGTGAACATCGTGCCGCTGCCGTTCGCCGAGGGCGACGAGCGGACCCTGCATCTCGGCTGGACGCATAGCGCCGGCGACTTTGATTTCCGGGTCAGCGCGGACGTCCTGGGGCCCGAGCCGCTGACCAATGCCAGCGTTACCTGGACGCGTGGCAACGTGCAGGTGGAGCTGGAGCATGTGAGCGGCCTCAATGCGCTGACCGATGGTGCTCCGGCCGTGCAGGCGATCGAGGACGCGATGTTTGCGGCCGCCGGATCGCCGCGCGACAGTTCTTTCCGGGTCTCGTTCCGCTATGCGGTGGACTTCACGCGATAGATATCTTCTGGCCGGTTTGGCCGGCGCCCTCTTGTTGGGCGGGTGCACCGCGGCCGGCCAGCAGCGCGCCGCCGATTCCGTTCGCGCCGTGACGCAGTCCGGCGCCCACCTGGCGGGGGAGTATGGCGGGATCCTCGCGGCCGGCGTCAACACGGCGCTCGGCGAGGAGCAGCCGGAAATCGAAGGCGGCGACACGGTCACCGCGGAGACCCAGGATTCGCCGGCGAACGCCACGAATACGAAGGTGGCCGGCGACGGCAATATCACGATCGTGTTCGTGGGCGAAAACCCGCAGCCGGAAATCACGCTGCCCGATCGCATCTACCCGCCGGCTGCTCCGGCCGCGGCTGAACCTTCGACGTCCCCCGAAGTCGACGACGGTCCCTCCCGACCTGGTCCCGCGATTGCCGCGGTGGAGCAGCCGGCTCTTGCCGGGGAGTTCGTGGGTCCTCCGGCGCCGCCGGCCCGGCCGGCCCGGCCGGCCTGGTGCCCTGCGCGCCTGACCGCGGCCGAGTGCGCCGATATCGACCACATCATCCGGACCATCGGCCAGTGTCCTGGTTCGCTCACCGCGGAGGAGTGCGCTCTGCATCCCTCGATCGACGTCGGTCCGCCGGCGCCGGCCGCTCCCGTTGAGCCTTCGCTTCCGCCGCTGATGCCTCCGCTGGGCGCGCCTATCTCCGAGAAGTAGTGGCCCGCAGGCGCAAGGCCGCGGAGCTGCCGCACTTCCGGGCGCAGGATTTCCCGCCGCACATTGCCGCGATGGCCCGGGCCTCCGGGCAGGCCCGAATCTCGCACGCGGTGCGCGCGTGGGGCCCGGCCCGGCAGGTGGTCCGGCTGCTGGAGCCTGGCGGCGAGGTGTTCGCGGTGTCGGCGGCGCAGTTCGGCGCCATCGACCTGGTGGCGGCCCTGCTCGAGAAGTGCGGGCCCGCGAAGGTCGACGTGTGGTCCTACGTCCCGGGCGATGCCGAGCTCGAGGCGCTGCTGGCGTTCTGCCGGCGCAACGATGTCACCGAGCTCCGGCTGGTGCTCGACGTCGCCGGCATGCACGTCCGGGCGGCCGGCGCCTACGGGAAGGCCCTCGAGCGGTTCGGCGACTCGCTGCGGGTCACCGCGAACCATGCCAAGTTCGTGACGCTGGCCGCGGCCGACTGGCGGGTGGTGGTGTCCGGGTCCGCCAACATGGCGAAGAATCTCCGGTTCGAGCACTTCACGGTCCGCGACTCGCGGCGGGTGTGGACGGTCTGCCGGCGGCTGACCGACGAGGTGTTCTCCCGCTATCCGGCGCCGGACCTGGCCGCTCTCACGAAGGCCGCGGCGCAGGCGCAGGTCCGGGAGGTGTCCGGCGTGCCGAAGCTGAAGCGGCAGCAGGGCAAGCGGCACGGTGGCGGCGCCGCGTTCGGCGACTGGCTGGGCTGAAAACGCCGCATTTGCCGCATTTGCCGCGGCCGCGCCGCGGGCCGTTTCAGGCCTCTTTTCGGCCCTCAAAGTATGCCCTCACAAGGGCTTGAGAACATTGGGTTTTTTCGGGGTGTTCTGGATATCGGTTTTCCGATATCCAGACTTGCAATGCCCGGGGGTCTAGTGCAACATTTAGCGGCTGAAGCAGGAGATGAACGCCCTGCGCTCGGCGGGGTTGATCTGATGCCGCACTTCGACAATCCCTCCAACGCCCGCGCGGCCGCCATGAAGGGCCGCGCGGGCGCGCAGGCCCGCCAGGCGCAGCACGATGCGGAGGTGGGCCCGGCCATCCTGGCGCTGTGGCATGCCGGCCTGTCCTGGCGGAAGATCGCCGCCGAGCTCACCGCCCAGGGCGTCCGGCCGCCTCGGGACGCGTGGACCGACATCGCCGTCCGGCGCATCTTCAAGCGAATCGCGGGGTAGACTTCCCGCCATACCTTGAGCCATGACTGGGGCTGCGCGCGGCCCACGGCTGGAAGAGCCGGCAGTTGAATCTTCCACGGCCTCCGGTGCTTCACGGCCCGGAGGCCGTCTTTTTGGGGGGTGCTACGGTATTCGGGCGATTCGAATCGTCGCTCTACGGGGCACACAGCGGCCCGATTTTCGGCCGGTCTGCCCGAATACCCGGAAATCCGGATTTTTCGGCGATACTTGGGCCCATGCCCGATCGGAGTCAGTTTGAGGGGTGCGAGGTCGTTTCCTGGCCGATCGAGAACGTGAAGCCGTATGCCGGCAATCCACGGATCCACCGCTCCCGGGGCATCAAGGCCCTGGCCGAGTCCATCAAACGCTACGGGTTCCGGCAGCCGCTGGTGGTCGACAAGGCCGGCGAGCTGGTGATTGGCCACGGCCGCCTGCAGGCAGCGAAGCTGCTGAAGCGCGACCAGGTCCCGGTGGTTGTCGCCGGCGATCTCACCGAGGGCGAGTGCCGGGAGCTCCGCCTGGCGGACAACAAGATCGGGGAGCTGTCCGACTGGAATGTCGGCGCCCTGGACGAGGAGCTGCAGGCGCTGACCGCGGCCGGGTCCGTCATGTCCGAGGTGGGCTTCTACCGCCTCGAGCTCTCCGACCTGGACAGCCTGGCGCCGCCGGCGTCGAAGAAGGCGCCGGCGGAGACCGATATCCAGCCGGGCGACGTCCTGGTGTTCGGCGGCCGCCATCGCCTCATCGTGGGCGACTGCCGCGACCCGGAGGTCCGCGGGGAGCTGTTCGAGAATCACGGGACGCCGCGGGTTGCCGTCACGGATCCGCCGTATGGCGTCCACCTCGACGTGTCCTGGCGGGTGGGCACGCTGCAGAAGAACACGAAGCCATCCGCCCGGCAGGATGTCGGCGGGTATGGCGACGTCGGCGCCGAGTCGATTCCGGCCTTCGTGGCGGCGATCGCCGAGTCCGGCGTGGACGTCGCCTGGGCGTGGCTGCCCTCGAGCGGGCCGTGCATTGCCTGGTTGAACGCCTTTGCGGAGGCCCGGATGGTGATGCAGCACGCCCTGGTGTGGATCAAGCCGTCGCCGGTGGCGTCCCGGGGTCACATTGCCTACCAGCACGAGATGCTCTACCTGTTCGTGCGCCGCGGGAAGCCGCGGAAGTGGCGCGGTGGGCTTTCCCAGCGGTCCGTGTTCGCGCAGCGCGGCCGGGACTGGTGGCCCGAGCAGCGCCTGCCCGACGATGTCATCTTCGCGGCGCTGGAGGGCGGTGGTTACACATCGCATCCGTCCGAGAAGCCGATCGAGTGCATGGCGCGCCCGATCCGCTGGACCGTCGCTCCGGACGAGGGGGTCTATGAGCCGTTCCTGGGATCCGGATCCACGCTCATGGCCGCGGAGCGCGAGGGGCGGGTCTGCTTTGCCTGCGAGGTGCAGCCGGTGTTCGCCGAGATGGTCCGCCGGCGCTGGGTTGAGGAGGTGGGCCCGACCGTCGATCTTGTGAAGGCATGACCGCGCCGGCTCTCTCCACCCAGGTCATCACCTTCATCGAGCGGTATTGCCGCGTCAACGCCGACAACGCCCGGGGCTGGGCGCCGATGGTCCTGGACCCGTGGCAGCGCTCGTTCATTCGCGCCTGGCTCTCTACCGGCGACCCGTTCATTGCCCGGGCGATCCTGTCCGTGGCCCGCAAGAACGGCAAGACGGAGCTCGCGGCCGCGATCGTTCTGGCGGCTGTCGCGGGCCCGCTGTCGATGCCCGGGCAGCGGGTGGTATCCGCCGCCGGCCGCGGCAAGGAGCAGGCCGGCCTGGTGTTCGAGCGGTGCGAGCGCATGATCCGGCTGCATCCGATGCTGGCGGAGCGCCTCGAGGTGACGCCGTCGCGGATGCGGTTCCACCACAAGGTCCGGCTGTCTTACTACGAGGCCCTGCCGGCGACCGCGGCCTCCGTGATGGGCCGCGACCCGTGGCTGTGGGTCCTGGACGAGCTCGCGCAGGCGAAGTCGCTGGACCTGTTCGACGCGCTCAATCGCGGCCAGGGCGCGCTGCCGTCCCGCGGCCGCGGCCTGATCATCTCCACCTATTCCGACGCGCCCGGGAATCCTCTTGCGGAGCTCATCGATGCCGTGCAACGCGGCCAGGCGAACGGGAAGATGCAGCAGTGGCTGCTTCGCCTCTACACGGCGGACCCGACCCTGCCGGTGTTTTCCTGGAAGGCGATCAAGCAGGCCAATCCCGGGCTCGGCACGATTCTCATTCGCTCCACCGTGGAGGACGAAATCGAGGAGGCCCGCTACTCGGCCTCCCAGCGGACCAAGTTCCGGAGCTACCGGCTGAACCAGAATGTGGAGGCGATGGACGCGCTGATCGACCTGGAGCAGTGGCAGTCCTGTCTCGACTCCGTGGACCTCGAGGCGCTGGAGGGCGAGCCGTGCTACCTGGGCCTGGACCTGTCGAGCGTGAAGGACCTGACCGCGCTGGCGGCCTGGTTCCCGCAGTCCGGCGTGCTGGTGGTCTGGTGTTGGCTGCCGGAGGAGAACCTGGGCGAGCGGGAAATGGAGGACAAGGCGCCCTACCGGGAGTGGGCGAAGTCCGGCGACCTGCTGACGACGCCGGGGCCCGTGATCGATCGGGCCGTAATCTTCGATTTCATTCGCGACCTGCAGATGCGCTTCAAGGTGCTGGAGCTGCGCTACGATCGCCACCGCCTCGACAAGCTGTTTGCCGAGGCGCAGATGGCGGCGCTCGATATCGAGATGCTGCCGTTCGGGCAGGGCACCCGGGACATGGGCCCGGCGATCGAGGACCTCGAGGAGGCGCTGGAGCTGGGCATCCGCATACAATCGAACCCCGTGCTCAATATGTGCGCCAGGAACTGCGGCGTCCAGTGGGACGCGCTGATGGAGTCTCGCCGGCCGGTCAAGCAGCAGCGCGAGTTGCGCATCGACGGGATCGTTGCCGGGCTGATGGCCATTTCGCGGCGGCCGCGCGACGTCAAGCCGGTGGCCACGCAGGCGAGTGATTTCGTGCTGACGGGCCTCTACGAGTGAACCTGCCGCACCAGATGGCCGTGCAGGAGCTCGAGCCGCAGGCCTCGAGCTGGTGGACCATGCCGGGCAATTCGCTGTGGCCGTCGGAGGTTGCGCAGAGTCCGCTGTTCGAGCAGATCCTCGACTCGGCGTTCGACGGCGTCGAGTCGATGTTCCTGAATCCTACCGGCCGGGTGATCACGCGCGGCATCGCGGCCACCTACGCGACCGTGTTCCGGTGCGCGACGCTGATCTCGGGCATGCTCGCGGACCTGATCGTCAACTCCGCCCGGGTGGAGACGTGGGATGGCGATCGCGTGACCAGTTCGCGTGCTGGTCAACTCGAGGAGTGGCTGCGCGTCTCTCCGGACGAGGACGTCTCCGCCTACACGTTCATCGAGGACGTGGTCCTGGACTACCTGATGTCCGGCAATGGCTTCATGGTGGAGGACGGCGTCAAGTTGTGCCGCGGCCGCGCGATCGGCGCGGAGACGGACGAGGTGAACGGGCGCCGGCAATACAAGCTGACGCTGGAGTCCGGCGCGTCCGAGCCGATGGACCGCTGGTTCGACTTCCGGTCCGTGGCGCACTCGAGGTGGCCGCACCTGGGCGGCCGGGAGACCAACCGCAAGCGCCGCGGCTTTGCGCGGCCGCCCGTCCAGGTGATGGCACGCGCGGTCGGCGTCGGCCAGGCCGCGGACGCCTACGTGGCCGACTACTTCTCACCGCAGGGCGGCGGCTCGAAGCCGAAGGTGGGCATCGCCTATCAGTCCGCGCCGGGGGACGAGCAGAAGGAAGAGATCCGCAAGTACATCCGGCGCTATGCGGCCGGGCGGGAGCCGCTGGTGATGTTCGACGGCGCCCAGATCACCAAGATCGCCGATTCGCCGCAGGACACCGACGTGCTGAAGCTGCGCGAGTTCCAGGTGCGCGAGGTCGCGCGCTTCTTCGGGATCCCGGCGCCGCTGGTGGGCGAGCACGTCACGCAGTGGGGTTCCGGGATCGAGCAGCTGGCGCGGCTGGCCTACCGGTTCTGCGGGCGCCAGCATCTCCACCGGATCCTGTGGCCGATGCAGATGCGGTTCCTGCCGCGGCGGGAAAAGATCGGCGTCGACGAGACCGAGCTGGTCCGCGGGGACACGACGGCGCTGGCGAAGCTGACGCCGACGCTGGGCGGCCCGAACAACCCGCGAGTCGTTGGCGTGCGCGAGTTTCGGCGGTGGCTGGGGCTGCCGCGTGAGATGTCCGAGGCCGACAAGGCCGAGCCCGCACCGACGGGCATTCCGGCGCCGACGCCGCCCGAGCCACCGGACGACGAATGATCTGGTAACATTCAGTCGCGTATCGACTGGAGTCTTTTATGAGCCATCTCCGGCTCTGTGAAATTTACGCGACGAGGCGGCTGTGAGCCGTCGGCGGCAGCGCCAGGAAGCCTATCGGGCGTATGCCTGCGCCCTGATCGCTTCGGGGCGCTACGGGACCGCGATGTCCAGCGTCAGCGCCGACCAGCTCAATACCCAGATCGTCACGGTCGCGCTGGCATGGGCCCACAGCGAGTTCGAGCAATTCGAGCCGGCCTGGCGCCGGCGGTGGCGGAAGGTCTGGCGGTTCATCTGGCCGTCGCGGGGGCTGGAATGAGGCCGCACATTCTGCTGGAGTGGTTTCGGGTGGGAGCGCTCACTCCGGTGAGCGGTGGACCCTATCTCTGTTATCTCCCGAATCGGTCGGAGGGCAGGTTCGCGCTGTTGAGCTTCGGCTGGGAGTCCGGCGCGCCCACGTGGCGCGATCGCAACAAGGTCGTTGTCGAGACTCCCACCGCCTGGGCGCGGGTCGAGGAGCGGCAGGTGTGCGCGGCGCTGGAGCTGGAGGCATGAAGCGGTTCATCGAGGCCGTTATTCGGCGTGTCGCCGAACTTCCGGACCGGACGAGCCCGGAGGATTGGCCAGAGGCCATGCTCGTGACGGCTGACGAACTCGCGGCGATCCTCGAGGAGGAGGCCGCATTTTCCGAGCAGACAGTTATTCCAATCGACTAAGGAGCGACCATGAAACCTATTCTTGTAACCACGAAGCACCGCGGCGTGTTCTTTGGCCTGGTGCCTGACGACGCGGATCTGACCCAGCCGACGTTGCGGCTCGAAAAGGCCCGCTGTGCTATCTATTGGGGCACGACGGGCGGCGTTGCTGAGCTGGCAAAGTCCGGGCCGACAGGCAAGTCACGGATCGGATCCGAGGCGACGATCGAAGCCCTGCACGACGTGACGGGCGTGTGGGAGGTCACCGACGGGCTGCCAAAGCATGGGCGGCGGCTTCAGCATGGGAGCGGTGTACCGCAGTGCGCCCGGGCAGCCAGTCGAGGACATCGAGATATCTGCTGGCGGGATCCGGCGCAACACCGGCGAGCTCAAGAGGCAACTGCGGGTGACGATCGAGGAGAAACTGAAATACCACCGGCATCAGATCCTCGTCGATTTGGGGGTCGAGCCGTGGTGACTTGCCGTTTGAGTGACGATAACGCTTGTTATCGTCACTGATTCACGCTCCAGGCACGGGAAAGGGCAATTGGTCGCCTTTTGCGAGGTAGCTGTCGGTCCGCTGCAGCCGTGGCAGGTCGAATTCCTGGAGAAGCTGAGCGAAGACGATCTGACGTTCGCCGTTCGGCTGGCGGTGCCTTTCCGTCGCCGCTCGGAGCAGGTGCGAATTCTCAATCGACAACGAGGCGGCCGTGCGGAAGTTCACTGTTAAGGAGATCGCTCGGGTTTTCGGGGTTCCGGCGGACTTGATTTCGGAGGGGTTTGAGTAATGGCGCATTCGTTTTTTGAACACGAGTCCGGCCGGGTCTGCCGGAAGTGCGGCTGCACGGACACGTCGGCGTGCCTCGAGGCGGATTGGGATTGCCCGTGCTGGTGGCACGAGGAGGACCTTTGCTCGGCCTGCGCCGGCGCCGCGGAGAGAGGATCACGCGGACGGGCCTGGTCAGGGACATCATCTTGTTTGGGTTGCGCGGGGACGCGCAGCAGTTGACGCGCCACACGGCGCAGGGAGATTGATATGGGGACTTCCAAAAATCGGGGGAATTATAACGATGGGTTGACGCCTCCGCGCGTGTTCGGTAGGGTTCGACTCTGGCTGGAGTGTGAGATCAACCGAATGGTCGGGAAGATGCTGGGGCGCTACGCGCCGTGCTGGATCTATCTGATCCAGCTGCACTCGGACATTTTCACGGTCGGCTACACGGCGGACGCCGACAAGCGGTTGGATCAGTATCGGCGGATGGGCGCGCCGAAGGCGCGGCTGATCAAGAAGTGGCCAGCTTTTCAGGCGTGGGAAGAGGTTGCGATTGCATGGGTGCTGCATGGAAAGGTGCCTCACGTCCGGCGAGTGATGAAGCGCCCGTGGAATGTCGGGCCGGGCCGGGAGACGTTTGAGTCGTGTTGGGACATTCAGGCAGTGCGGCGGCATCTCGACAAGCTGTTTGCTCGTCTCCCGCAGCGGCAATACATCGACAAGGTTCTGGCGGCGGAAGCTGAGCGGGAAGAAGAAGCCCGCCGCCTCGAAGCTGAACTTGGCGGGAACGCCTACTGATGCCGCGCCGTCCTGTTCTCGATCCGGAGCGCGACCTTGTGGGCGCGACACCGGAGAAGCTGGCCCGCGCCCTGTTCCGGCGTGATAAGCCGTTACGCCCTCGCGCCACTCGGAAGCCCGTTGTCGGCGATAAGGTCGCGGTGGAGAAGCCTGCGCCCGACCATGCGGGCGACGGTGTCGCGCATCTGAGCGAGGGTGTCTAGTTCGCGGACGTTGTGCTTCGCGGCGAATTCCTGCACGTAGCGGTCGAGATGTTTGGGGCTGATCTTGTGGAAGGTTCCCTTGTGGGCGCGCTTCAGTGTGCTCCAGAAGCTCTCGACGCCGTTCGTGTGGGCCTGCCCTGCGACGAATTGGCCGACGGTGTGGTTGACGGCGGTGTGCTTGAACGGGAGGGTCGCGTAGGCGCCGTGGGCGTCGGTGAACACTTCGGCCTGCCAGTCGGTGTGTTCGGCGATGAAGCCTTGCAGGGTGGGCGTATCGGTGCGGCTGACGCGGCGGGCGCGGACCTGGTTCGTTTCGCGGTCCTTGATGCCGACAACGGCGGTTTTGCCTGCCGCGCCTCTCCCTCGGTGTTCCTGGCGCTTGGTGATGCTCATGTTGCGGACTCGGCCGCCCATGTAGGTTTCGTCCACTTCGACGGGTCCGCGGAACTGCGGGCCGCCGTCACCATCACCGGCCCACGCTTCGCGGATGCGGTGGAGCATGAACCATGCCGAGGGCTGCGAAACGCCGATGTCGCGGTGGAGCTTCATGCTGGAAACGCTCTTGAGGCTGGTGAGGCAGAGGTAAATGGCGATGGCCCACTTCCGCAGCGGGATTTTGGATTGCTGCATGGGCGTTCCGGTGCGGACCGAGAAGTAGCTGCGGCAGTCCGTGCACCAGTAGGGCATTTTCTTGTGGCTGGCCTCGCGGGTTCGCTCGCTGCCGCACTTGCCGCAGGTTCGTTTGCCGTTCCAGACAACCGATTCGAACCACGCGCTGGCGGCTTCCTCGGTGGGGAACATGTCCATCATTTCGACGAGGGTCATTCCGAGGCGGTGAGACTTGCCGGGGGCCTTGTATTTGTTACTCATTTTGAACTCCAGTCTTGGGTTCAATTCTACTGAAAGGAGGATGATATGTCAACCCATGTTGATAATTCCCCCAAAAATCGGGGGGGGGGGGCGTGAGTTCCACTGATGAATGCGGCAGGTTTGAGGTGGCGATCACCTGGGGAGCCGACATGCCGGCGCCAGTTGTCGCGGTCACGGCCGAGGGCTTGGGCGCCGAAAAGATGCGGCGGCTGATCAAGGTGCTGCAGCGTCAGGCTGAGTTTGAGTACCGGATCGAGGCGGTTCCGCAGCCGATCGTGTTGCCGGATGACCCGCCGCCTGCTCAGCGGGCGGACGCCGACGATCCGCTTCCGGACGATCCGGACGATCCGGGCGACCCGGCGAACGGCGCGGGTGATTCACAGAACGGCGCCGATGATTCACCGGACGCCGATTCTGATTCACAGGAGGCCGCTGCGGCTTCACCGCCGGCGACGGTGGGCGTGGACTTGTCGGCCTCGAAGGACGTCACTACGGTGATGGTGAAGGACGAGTCCGGCGCTGCGCTCGTCATTTCCGATGGTGATCTCGAGGACGCTTATCTGCTGTCCAAGATGGGCTATCCGTTGGGGTGGGTGTCCAACTACCTGAAACTCGAAACGGATCCCGCCGCGCTGTCGGCGGCCCTGGAGTGCTGGGCGGAGGCCGTCGCGAAAACCTGGCCGATCGAGGAGCCGATCACCAATCCGCTCCGCGGCTATCGCCTGCGGGTCCTGGGGCACTCGCTTGCCGAGGTCACCGCGCAGCTGGGCTACAAGACGATCCAGAGCGCCGGCTCAACAATCCGCACCGTGGCAATCAGCTGGGGTCTGCCCTGGCCCATTCCCGACGATGTGCAGGCGTGGGTGTGATGGAGGTCTTGGTTTTTCTGTCCGGCCTGGTTGCGGTGGGTTTCGTGGCCGGCTACCTGGTCGGGCGCCGCCGGTCCCGGCGGCGCCCACCGCAGGGCGCGAACGCCCGCGTGGTCGCCGACACGAAGGATTGGGTGGTCCGCAGCTGATGCGGCTGCGCGATCGCCTGATCCGGATCGGGCTGATGGGCGAGTGGTCCATCGGTCAGGAGCCGGCCGGGTGGCGCCCGGGCAGGAGCGGCCTTGTGTTCATCGTCGAGGCGCCGACGTCGGCCAGCGACGAGGAGTGCGCGCGGCTCGCCTACCAGGCCTGGCGCGAGGACCTGGGAGCGGCGCGCACGAACGGCTGGAGGATCCCGTGGCACACGGACTCCGATCTCGCCGCCTGAAGGACGCCGAGCGGCGCAAGCTGCGGCGGCTGGCGGAGAAGCTGGGCGCGAAGGGCCCGGCGGTGGGCGACATGCCCACGCACATGGCCTGGATGATGAGCCGGGGTTACGGTCGCTCGGCGGACGAGGCGGAGCAGGACGTGCTGTCGCGGCTGCGCTCACCGGAGGATCCGGTTGATTCGTGACCGCGGAGCTGCTTCCATTTCCCGGGGAGAGCTCGCGGGCGGCTCGCTACCTTCAGGTGCCGCGATCGCCGGCGACGCTGCGGGCGTATGCGGCCGACTGGCGCCAGTGGGAGCGGTGGTGCCGCTTTCAGAAGATCGATGCATGTCCGGCCTCGCCCGGGGCGCTGGCCGAGCACCTGGCGTGGCTGGCGGACGAGGGGAAGTCGGTGGCGACGATCCGGCGGCGCGCGGCCGGTGTGGCCTTCGGGTTGCGCATGCGCAAGGCGCCGGCGCCGGCGAGAGATGGCGAGGTGGAGGAGCTGCTGCGGTGCATCGGGCGCGTTCTGGATCCGGATCCGCCGCGGCGGGCGCCACCGGTGGAGCTGGAGGACATGCGCGCGATCGCCGATTGTCTGGCCGCGCTGCACCAGGAGGACCGCCACGACATGGCCTCGGCGCGCGATCGCGCGCTGCTGCTGGTCGGCTGGGTGGGCGCCCTGCGACGCTCGGAGCTGGTGGGGCTGGACTGGGAGGACCTGGCGTGGCGTCCGGAGGGCCTGATCCTCACGTTGCGCCGGACCAAGCAGCGCACGGCCGCGATCGAGCACTACATCGTGCGCTCGGAGCGCCTGGCGCGCTGTCCACTGTCGGCGCTCGGCACCTGGAAGAATCGCAGCCATGCATTCAGCGGTCCGATCTTCCGCCGCATTTTGCGTGGCGGCGCCGTCGGTTCGCGGCGGCTGGGTTCGGCTTCGGTGGGACCGATCTTGCGTGCCCGGGCGGATGAAGCCGGCGTGAAGACGGCAGGTCTGACCGCGCATTCATTGCGTTCCGGCGGGTTGACCGCGGCCGCGATGGCCGGCGCGCGACGCGCGGAGTTGCTGCGGCATTCGCGGCATCGCCGCGGCGACACGCTGGACGGGTATATTCGGCCGGCGCAGGCCTGGGAGCGCCATCCGGCGCGAGGCCTGCTGTGACAGCACCAGATGACCCGACGCTCCACTCCGCCCGCTCCCAATCCCGGGCAGGCGTCCCAGCGTTCGACGGGCAACTGGCGCGAGGGTTTCGTGCGGATGGAGGCGCTGGAGGACCTGGCGGTCAAGCTGGGCGCCGGCGCCGGCGCCGCGACGGCGTTCCGGTTCGCCTACCGGCTCGCGTGGCGCTGCAGGCCGCGGCAGGCGCTCTACATGAACCAGGTGCACGAGCTCGGCCGCGCGCTCGGGATGTCGGGGCGCTCGAGGCGCCGCGCGCTGGAGGTGCTGTCCGACGTCGAGTTCGTTGCGTACCGGTACGACTCCGGGCAGGGATCCGGCCGATTGATTTTGCTGGAAGTCGAGCGGCGCCTGGTGGCGAGGTTCGGGCTGAGGGTCTACCAGCCGGCGACGCTCCGAGACCAGTTCGAGCTGCTGTTTCCGATGGCGAGCTGGGAGCCTTCCGAGCGGTGACACCGCGGCCAGATTTGGCCGGGGGTGCGGCCAGATTTGGCCGGGGGTGCGGCCAGATTTGGCCGCGCCTTTCCTTATATAAGCAGGAGTATTCCATCAGAAGTAGTACCACGGCGAGTGGGCCGTTTCGCGGTCCTGGCACGCGTGCTCGGGACGGCGACGGCTCGCCGCAGGCGGCCGCGCCGTCCTTTACAATTTCCGGCGGGTGAGAAGCGCCTTTCGGGGCGATCGGTTTCCAGTCGATACTCCTGACCCGCTTGCCCGCTGCCGGGAGTACTCCCCCGGTGGCGGGCTCTTTTTTCGGGAGCGGTCCGTGGCGTGATATATTGGCCGCCCATGTCAACCTCTGAACGTGAGCGCGTTGCCAGGCTGGCCGGGATTACCGGAGAAGCGCTGGCCCGCTGGCTCAAGGCGGAGCCCGTAGCGGCTGCCGTGCCCACCGGGTTCGCCGGTGACGTGTTCGAGGCGTCGGGCCCGATCGTCCCGAATTCCTGGCTGAAGCACGACCCGCCGGAGTTGCGCGCGCAGGTGTTCGCGCCGGCCAACGTCTCGGCCTGGCTGAAGGAGCGGGAGGGGGCGGATGCGATCTGCGTGTCGCTGAATTCCCCCGGGGGCCACGTCGCCGCGGCGATGGAGATCCGCACCATGCTGCAGAGCGTGGCGGCCGCCGGGACGCGGGTTGACGTGCATGCGGCCGGCGCGGCGCAGTCCGCGGCGGTCTTTGTCGCTTTGGCGTATGGCGGCGGCGGCCGTCTGACCGCGGGCGACGGCGCGATCTTCATGGTGCACGAGGCCTCCGCCATCGCGGCGGGCAGGGCAGGGCAGCTCCGGAGTGCCGCGCGAGGACTGGAGACCGTGAACAAGGCTCAGGCGGTGCTGCTGGCGCCGATCCTGGGAAAGAAGGAGGACGAGGTCCAGGCGATGTTGACCGAGGAGACCTGGTGGACGGCCGCGGAGGCCGTCGATGCCGGTCTGGTCAGCGAGATCGTCAAGGGCGTGCCCGTGGCGGGTCCGGAGGATCCGGACGAGCCCGATGCCGCGTCCGCCGATGAGTTCATGGCCCAGGCCTTCGCGGCCGGGGCTCTATCTGTCATTCCCACGCTTGCGGAGGCCGCATGAGATACAACGAAGCGCGCGAACAGGAGCTGGTGGCGGAGATTGCCGCTCTCGACGAGTCAATCACCACTGTCAGCGCCAAGTGCAATGACCTCTACCAGTCCGACGAGAACTTCGACTCCGCGAAGGCGCGGACCTACACGAAGCACATGATGCGGCATCGTCAGCTCATCGAGGAGCGTGGGTCCTGCCGTGCCGAGCTGGCCGGGCTGCTGGCCACGAAGCCGAAGAACCTGACGCCGGGTTTCAATCCGCGCGCGGAGCAGCATCCGATGGAGCGGTTCCTGCGGCGCGGCTCAAACGGCCTGACGGCCGAGGAGCAGACGGCGATCACCGATGCCGCGGGCGAGCTGGGCGAGTTCGAGAGCGGCCCTGCGCCGGCCGGCGGCACGTATCCGATCATCGATGCGTTTGAGCGCAACGAGCCGTATTTCACGGGTCCGGAGCCAATGGCGGCCGCGACGCGGTCCGACCTGGCGACCGGCGGCGAGCTGCTGACCGTTCCGGAGTACCGCCGCACCGTGATCGGCCGGCTGAAGGCTTACGGCGCGGCGCGGCGCATGTCCGCCAGCGTGACGCGGAGCGCCGGCGTCGAGCTGAACATTCCGTCGATCGACGCGACGGCCCAGAAGGGCCGTCGTCGCGGCGCCCAGGCGTCGGCGCGCGCGAATGCCGCCGATCTGCCCGATCCGACGAACGTGAAGTTCGGCTCGTTCACCTACGACTCGGACAGCATCCGGATTACGGTCGAGATGGTCAACGACGCCATGTTCCCGATCATGGGGTGGGCCGAGCAGCACCTGGTGGTGCGGCTCGGCCGAATCATGGCGGAGGACCAGACGAAAGGCGCCGGGTCCTCGGGCGCGCCCGTCGGGTTTGTCACGGCCGCCAGGACGGGCGGCGCCGGTGCCTCAGACGATACACGGACGGCCTCAGCTACCCAGTTTACGTTCGCCGAGCTGCTGGGCTTGCAGGAGCGAGTGGATGCCGGCTATCTGGATTCTATGCTTCCGGCCGGCGTGTCCGGCGACGTGTCGGGCGGCGTCACCGGCTACCAGGTGTCGCGCCCGGCCTATTTCGACATCGTGGGCCTGCAGGACGGCGATGGCCGGCCGCTGCTGCTGCCGGACTGGCGGACCGCCGGGGACATCATGATCTGGGGAGAGTCGGGTGCCTATCCCGTCGTCGTGAATTACGACATGGACGCGGTCGCTTCAGCGAAGGTGCCTATCGTGTTCGGAAATTTCTCGTATCACCTGATCGCGGACGTCGGCGGGCTGATGCTCTTTTCCTTCCTGGACTCCCGGACCATCCAGAACTTCGGCTATGAGCTGATGGGCTTCATGCGGTCCGATTGCCGGCCGATCGGGACCCTGTTCCCGTCCACGCACGCTTTCGTCGCTGACCGAGGCAAGACCGAAGCCTTCGTCGGCCTGAAGATGAAGACCTGACGGGCGATGGCGCTGAGAATGTACCAGGGCGGCCCCACGGACGGGGGCCGCGTGATCCGGATGCTGACGGCGCTGTCGCGGCCGTCGGTGGGCTACGGGGGCCTGATCATCGGCACGCTCAAGGAAGTGCAGCCGTTCGTGGACAAGGGCCTGGCGGAGTTCTGGCCGAAGGAGGGCGGCCGGGCGCCGGCGACGTATGCCGCGGCGGTCGCGCCCTACAAGAACCCGATCGGTGATTTCGGAAAGGTGCGCGCAGAGGCGCGCGCCTCGAAGGCGGCGCAGGACGAGGACGACGCTGGCGATGGCGCTCAGGACGATGCCGGCGATGGCGACAAGGACAAGGCAACCTCGCCACCGCCACCGCCGCCTGGAAAGAAGACGTCCGCGAAGAAGACTCCCGCGAAGAAGCCCGCTCCGAAAAAGCCGGCAGCGAAGTAGGCGCATGATCACCGCGGCGCAGGCGAGGACCTGGGCGCGGATCGATGCGCCCGCGACGGATCTCGACATACTGGCGGTAATCAACGCCGCCGCAGGCCACGTCCAGAAATACACCGGCGTTTCCTGCCCGGCCGTAGATCGCGAGCTCGAGGTAGCGCGGCCGGTCGGCAGCTGCTGGGACTTTCCTGTTGCCGAGCCGAATTCGCTCGGCAAGGTGACGGCGCTGTATGCGCCCACGGCCGCGGCCGCGGCGCCGAGCGAGGAGCTGGCGACGGTCGAGCTGTCGAAGTGGGCCGTGCGCTCGCTGCGCGGCAGCACGGGCAAGGCCGCGTTCACGCGCGTGATCGCTCCGGATGACTGGCGCGAAGCGTTCACGGGCGACATCCAGGGCCTGGTGTTCACGGTGAATGCCGGGCGTGCCGTGAACAAGGCGGACCCGCTGTGGGTCCAGGCGACAAAGCAGATATTCGCGGAGCTGTGGGACAACCGCGCCGGCGGCCCGATGCCTTCGCCGAGCGCGATCGACCTGATCTGCGCGCCGATCAAGAGCCGCGTCGGCGGGTGAGGGAGCGTGGTCATTGGCGCGCGGGCGATCTCCGCGACCAGGTGCAGCTGCAGCGCGAGATTGGGCGCCAATCCACCCAGGGGCAATACCGGGGTTATACGGACGTTGGGAAACCGGTCTATGCGAATCTCGACTTCCGGACCGGCAGCTCGCAGGTGCGCGACTCATCGGAGGTCACCGAGTATGGCGGCACGGTGGTCATCCGCACGGGACCGATCCTGGACACGAATCCGGTTCTCGACATCGACGGGTCCTGGCGGATCGTCGTGAAGACCGGGCCCTGGAAGGATCGGCGGTTCAAGGTCGACGGGGTCGCGCAGACGGGCTGGCGCCGCGAGTGGACCGAGCTTGAGGTCTCGGAGGTCAGGTAGTGTCGAAGCCGGAGATCCGGGCCTACGGCGGGACCGACCTGGCGTATGCGTTCGGGCGGCTGTCGCGGCGGGTGAAGGGACAGGTGGTCCGCGACGCGCTGAAGGCCGGCGGCGGGAAGATGCGCACGGCGATGCGCGCGGAGTTCCGCAAGATCCCGGGTCGGAAGACGAAGCGGCGGCAGAAGCTCACGAACCTGATCAACCTGAAGGTCTACCGCAGCCAGGACCTGCGCAACGCGCACGCGCGGGTGGGCGCCACCGCGACGCTGCGGCACTTCGCGCACATCGTCGAGTTCGGCGGTGGCCGGCAGACGGCCCGGCGGTTCATGGAGAAGGCCTTGCGATCGGGCGGCGACGATGCCGTGGAGGCGTTGCGCCGCGAGTTTGCGAAGGCGATCACGCGGCAGGTCCGGCGGGTGCTGACGAAGTTCGGCCCAAAGGTCCGCAACCGTGCTCAGTGAGGCGCCGATCGCGTCCATCCTCCGCGGCACTCCCGCGGCGTCGGGCGACACCTCGCTTCGCGGCATGCTGGGCGGGACCGCTGCGGAGGATCCGCGCATCTACGTGGACGAGGCGCCGGAAGGCCTGGCGCGTCCCTACCTGGTGTTCACGCGTAGCGACGACGAGGTCCTGCTGGGGTCGGGCGGCGTGCTGGACTTCGGCGCGGTGGACTACGAGCTGGTGGTCACCGCCGATGACCCGGACGAGGCGCGATCGGTGATGGACAAGGTCATCGAGGTTTTGGGCGCGATCACCGATGGCGAGTATGGACCGGCCGGCGGGCTCGAGCGTGTCCAGACCGTGTTCTGGCAGGGCGCCACCAGCGAGTTCGACGACGAGACGCGCTACTTCATCCGCCGCGGGTCCGCACGGTTCTGGGGCGGGGGATAATAGGGCGGCATGGCACGGGTAGTCGATCGAGCGGACATCTGGGTGGACGGCCTTGCGGCCGCGGCGCAGGCGGTTGCGGTGGCGATCGACTACGGCGCCGAGCTGCAGGACGGCACGACGATGGCCAACGATGGCCACCGGGCGAACGTGCCGGGTCTCACGACGGTCGGCCTGGCGCTCGAGGGCTTCACGGATCCGGCGGCCGACGCGCAGCTGTTCGGCATGCTGGGCGGCGACGTGGATGCGTTCACCGTCGACGAGGCGCCGGCGGTGGCCGGCGGCGTCGTGTTCCTGCTTGCGGGCCCAGCCGGCGAATACACGCCGCTCGACGGGACGATGGGCGAGCTGGTGAAGTTCCGGCTCGGGGTGTCCGGCACACGCCTGGCACGCGGGCGGATGATCGCGGCCGGCACGTTCAACAACGGCCTGCAGCGCCAGTCGGCCGCGTGGGCGGCGCTGGGCGCCGGCAAGAAGCGCACGTGCCACCTGCACGTGGTTGCGCTGGATCCGGGCGCGACGCCGCGGGTCGTGGTGAGCTCGAAGTCGGCCGACTCGGCCGGCGGCGGGACCAACCGCATCACTTTCAATCCGACGGCGCCGGGAGCGCTGGTGCAGTCGGTGTCGGGGGCCATCACGGACCGCTACTGGCGGGTTGAGGTTTCCGGATTGTCGGGCGCCCAGCGCATCGGGCTGGCGTGCGCCCTGGAGCTGTAAGGAGGCTCGAATGGCGAAATCGGTAATGAAGGATCCCTATGTGAAGATCAACAACGTCGATCTGTCGGGCGACAAGGGCGTGAAGTCGTTGACGATCGATTACTCCGCGGAGCTGCAGGACGTGACCGGATCGGGCGACGACAATCGCGCGATGCTGGCCGGCTTGAAGGACTACACGATCCAGGTGGAGTTCTACCAGAATTACGATGCGGCGAAAGTCGACGGGACGCTGTTCGACCTGGTGGGCGCGGCGCAGTTCGCGGTGGAAATCCGCCCGCACCAGACGCCGGTCGGCACCACGAACCCGTCCTTCACGGCGAACATGCTGCTGGAGAACTACCAGCCCGTCGCGGGCACGGTGGGCGAGGTGCAGATGGCGCCGATCACGTTGCGTCCGGGCACGACCGGCGGAGCGCTCAAGAGGGCGACGAGCGGATGAGCCGTGTTGCGGAGAAGATCCGCGATCGCGCGCTCGCCGCGGAGGTGCCGACGATTGAGGACTTCCCGGTTGCGGAGTGGAACGCCGTGGTCCGGATCGTCGGGTTCAGCGGTGCGGACCTGGACGCCTGGGATCAGATGGTCGCGGGGCGGACCGCGGACGGCCGCGGCCTGGTGGGCCTTAGAGCCGAGCTCGCGGTTCGCGTGGTCCGAGATCCGGGTACGGGCGACCCGATCTTCACCGAGGAGGACATTGGCCCGCTTTCCGAGGGTCCGCAGGCGCCGCTGGACCGAATATGGACGGCTGCATCGCCCATCGTCGGGTTCGGGGCCGGCGACGAGGGCGGCGAGGCCGACGAGGGAAAATAGCCGGCCGCCCGACGCTGGCGGCGGCGTTTTTCCTGGCGGAGCGGTGGAGCATGACGCCGTGGCAGATTCTTGAGGCGCTGACGGCGGAGCAGTTCGACGTGGCGCTGGCCTACTACCGGGTGCGCCACCGGCGCGAGGAGCAGGCCTTCTCGGTGGACAACGTGATTTCGAAGGCGCGGCAGCTGCGCGCCGCGGCGGCGCGGCGTGGCTAAAGACGTAGGGCTCGGTGTCGCGCTCGGTCTGGACCGGACCGAGTTCGAGTCGGGCCTGGTCGCGGCATCGAAGTCCGCGAAACGCTGGCAGAAGCGGACCACGGGCGGCATCAACCGGATGGGCCGCGAGATGCGCCGCGTCGGGCGTGCGGCGGGCTGGGCGTTCGCCGGCGCCTCGGCCGGCGCGGTGGCGTTCGGCGTGGCCATGAAAAAGGCGGCAGCCGAGCTCGACGATATCGGCAAGGCCGCGAAACGCGCCGGCGTCTCGGCCGAGGCGCTGCAGGCGTGGGAGTTCGGGGCGACCGAGGCGGGGGTGAAGGTCGAGCAGTTCCGCAAGTCGCTCGAGTTCCTGACGCGCGCGGCCGGCAACGCCGACCAGGGCATGGCGTCGTATCTGCGGCAGTTCGAGCTGCTGGGCGTGTCGGTGCGGGACAGAAACGGCCGGATGAAGACCACCGAGCAGCTGTTCCGCGACGTCGCGGCCGGTCTGCAGACGTTGGACAGCCACGCGCAGCGCGCCACGGCGTCGTATTACCTGTTCGGGCGCTCGGGCCTGGGCGTGAACGTCATGCTCCGCGAGGGCGCCGCGTCGCTCGAGGCGATCGAGAAGAAGGCCGGGCGGTTCGGCCTGGTCCTGGACAACGAGACGGTGGCCGGCGCCGAGCGCGCCATCGATGCGTTCGAGCTGCTGGGCAAGGTGCTGAAGACGCGGGTGCTGGACTACGCCGGGCGGCTGCTGCCCGTCATGACGGACCTGGCGAAGGCCGCTGCGGGCATCGCCGGCGGCGCCGCCGTCACCGAGACGTTCCGCGACCAGGGCAAGCTGCGCGAGGCCGTGGCGTCGAAGATCACCGGCGGGACCGCCGCGGCCGCGCGCGTGGTGCGCGGTATGAGCAATGCGTTCGCGGGCCTGGTCGAGACGATCGGGCTGGTGGGGCTGGCCATCCGCGAGGCGTTCAAGTGGATATCGGGCAACAACCTGGGCGCCATCCGCGAGGACATCGCCGAGACGCGCACCGAGCTCGAGAACCTGCAGCGGATCCGCGACCGCAAGCGCGGCATCACCCGGGACCGATACGACCTGCTGATCGCCGAAAAAGAGGCGGCGCTGGCGACGCTGCAGGCGCGCGAGCAGGAAGCGCAGGCGCTGGCCGGCTCGGCGCGAACGCTGCTGGAGATCCGCGCCGAGGGCGAGGCGATCCGCGCGTCGGGCGAGGCCTGGGCGGCCACGCTCGAGCGCCGCGGCGCCGCAATGGGCGCAGCGGCGCGGTCCGGCGGCAACGTGGCCGAGCACATCGACGAGATCACCGTCAAGGCGCGCTCCGCCGCCGAGGCGCTGGCGGCGCTGGAGCGCAAGTCGTTCGGCAAGAGCCTGGAGGAGTTCAAGGTCCGGGCGAGATCCGGACAGGAGGTCCTGGACGAGATAATCGCGCGCTCGCAGCAGCGGCAGCGGCAGATGCAGTATCGGCTGCAGTATGGGCTGGCCTCGGCGATCCAAGCCGGCGCCGAGGAGGGCGGCCGCGGCATGGTCCGCTCGCTTCTGGGGCAGCTGCGCAACAACTTCATCAACCAGGCGAGCGGCCTGCTGGCGCGCCTGTTCACCGGCGGCGGTGGCGGCGGCGGGTTCCTGGGCAAGATATTCGGGGGGCTGTTCGGGGCCCAGCATGGGTTCGAGGGCACGATCGGCGGTCCCGGCGGGACGGACAAGGCGCTGGTGGCGTTCTGGGGCACCCGCGGCGAGCAGGTGAAGGTGACGCCGCGCGGCGAGTCCGGCGGTTCGGCCGGCGCCGACGTGGTGGTCCACCAGGAAATCCACCAGGTGATCCAGTCCGGACCCGGGATCTCGCCGCAGGAGGCGGCCGACGAGGTGGTCGACCGGTCGGTGGTGGCCGTCCAGGAGCGGTTCCGCCGCGGATTCGCCTGACGCGCTGTAGCGGCCTCTAAGCGCCGCAACCGGAAACACGTAGCCAGGGGGCGCGCCGGCTCGCTTGCGCGGGAGCGCGGTGCGGAGCGCTGGGCGAGACGGGAAAATCGCACAACGGTGTCGCTGTCGAATATGATCGGGTTCCGCGA